GCTTCTCAAGATGCTCGATCAGACGCTCAGACAACTCAGTCAAGCTGTCGATTGCGATCCATTTGTATCCAGCTTCTTTAAATTTTGGAGATGCAATGAATGACCAGAGACCACGAAACGAATAGACGCCGTTATCATGATCCTGTTTACCATCCCAACTTGAGAATGGCAGGTAATCAATTGCTACGTCTTCAATAGATTTTAGCCCTGCTTCACCAGATAATATCAAGCCCTTGCCAAATCGCTTCTGATAGTAGCGACATTGGTAAGTCTTCCCATACCCATGGTGTGCATATAGTAGAGTTTTTGTCGGTTCATTTTCTGTCACGTCCGACGTCGACATTGGTTTAAACATTTGGGATCACCTTCACTTTCGGTCTGTCCAGTTTTCGGGTTAGTGCATAGCGTAGTAATTCTTGCTCATGCTGTGGCAACTTCTGAAATTTACGCTTGTCCACAGAGTGGCTACGCTTCACATGATCTGGCAGACTTCGGTCTCCAAATTGTTTTTCCAGAGCTTCTTTGTCCCATGACCAACGCTCAGATCGAGACACAATAACCTCAAACTTTGTGGTGGACTGGGCGATTTCCCCTGCTTCTTCGGGGAATAAATAGGCAATCTCATTTTCGAGTTGGCCTATTCTTTCTGCGATAACTTCGCTTTGTGACTTGAGTTGCGCGTACTCTTCGGCAAGTGGCTCAAGTTTATTTGCTGATATATCAGCGGCTTGTGGTCTTACGGCTGTGTCTTCAAACACAGACCAACTGTCTACTTCACTCATAGTTACCTCCGTAAATCTAACACCAGCTTAATCGTTTGGTGTCTTGTAAACACCGTAAGAGTATTATACATTATACAAAGACGCAAGTCTGAAAACAGAAAAGGAAGATTATTATGCAAGCGAAGCTGAATATCCAAAGGTTGATTGACGACCTTGGCGGTGCGTCAGCGGTTGCCCAGATTGCAGGTGTAGTAAGAACTGCCCCATATGGTTGGATCAATCGCGAGTACATGAGCAGTGTCGTCTTGGAGAAAATCAAATCCCAGAAACCAGAAATAGATTTAGACTTATACTTTGAAAAGGATGATTATGACCAAGACAAAACTAGACGCGGCTCTTGAATATCTGGAAAGAGGTTGGAGTATTATTCCAATTAAGCCAGAGGGGAAGAGACCTGCAATAAAATGGAGAGAGTACCAAGACAGATTGCCAACTGAAGACGAAGTGAATGGGTGGTGGGGTCAATGGCCAAACTACGACATTGCTATCGTAACAGGTGCAATCTCTGGCTTGGTCGTTGTCGATTGTGATAACGAAGACGCATTACATGCCGCGTTCGATGCGGGTATGCGCTCACCAATACGAGTAAAGACAAAGCGCGGTGTACATCTTTACTTCGAACACCCCAAAGACGGTGTCAGACGTGGCCCTCGTGCAGGCGTCAATAGCCGTGGCGCAGACTGGCCTAAGATTGACGGGCTAGATTTCAGAGGTGACGGGAGCTACGCCCTTCTTCCTCCTTCAAATCATTACCATTGGGACTATCCACAATATCTTGACTATGATGATTATCCTGTGTGGGAAGATTGGCAACCCGCTCTACATGAAAAGATAGAAGGAGAGTTTAGTTTTGAAGAGCTAGACTTGACGTCTGTCCAACCTCTCCAGCCAGACGAGTTCATCAGTGAATGGGATCGCACTGCCAAGTATGTAAGGGATCACTTCCCTAATACACTCAAGATACCAACTGGCATGAGCAATGGACGTAACGAGCGCGTCATGCGTCATGTATCAGAAAGTATTCTTGAAGGTTACTTTGGCCCAGACCTTCGCGTTAGAGGTCATGCGTTTATGAATGAGTTCTTTGCTGATGCGCTAGATGAGCCTGAGTTCGAAGCAACCGTGCAATCAATGGAGCAAGCTGAACGTCGCAATCATCCAGAAAGATTTGACGACAAAGGCAACTATAACTTCAAGCCGATGGTACACCCAGAACAACAGGCTGAAAAGCGTGACCGCAAGCTCATTCAGATGAAAGATGCGGAGCAACTTTTGTTGCAAGCAGACGCCAAAAGTTACTTGATCGAACCGTGGCTACCGAGTAATACAATCGTGCAGGTCTTCGGTTATTCGGGCCACGGTAAATCCATGTTTGTTCAGCATGCAATGTCCTCCATGGCGGCGGGTCGAAAATACTTTGGCCCGTTCGAAATCGGCAGACCTGCACGAGTTCTGTACCTAGATTTTGAAATGGGTATGTCCACCATCGCCAAGCGTCTCATGGAGATGCGGCAGATGCACGGTGATACACAAGACAGACTTAATATCTGGACACCATTTGTTGATGATAAGGAGATCGACCTCAACCAACGTGAAGGCTTGATGGAATTGCAAGGCTGGATCGAATACGCCAAGCCAGACGTTGTCGTGATCGACACCATCCGTTCAGCCTACCCCGGTCTTGGCGAAAACTCCGCAGACGAGTGGGCAAAGATTAACAAGCTGGCGGTAAAGCTCCGCAACTCTGGCTTGTCTGTGATCATGGTACACCATTCAAACAAACCGTCTGAGGGTGGTATGGGTAGAGAAGCAGGATCAACGAACCAACTTACTGTTTTGGAGACACAGATCAGAGTGGCACAAGTCTTTGCAGACGAAGAGACAGCCAAACAGAATGCAGGCATCTTTGATGGATCATACGATCACCCCATCTGGCCACAGCTACAAGCAAAGCTACCGCCAGAGCATAGATTGTATATGGTTATGGAGATACGTTATGGCAAAGTTCGTGAGTGGACAGACATGCACGACCGTGTCCAGTGGGTAGGCTTTGCGGCGCACAATATAACAGATGCAAAGGTTGTAGTGTCTAGCAGGTCTACTAAGCAACGTGCGAAAGACATGGCATTGGATGGTTACGATCCAGAGTATATTGCTACGAAGTTGGCAAGACCCTTACGCCTTGTTCGCGATTGGCTTGAGCTTGATACCCCTGCTTCTTCCGCGTCTCCATCTCTTCGGGTGATAAATTCCGAATAGAAATAACCTTGGCTTCGGGGAAATATACCCGAACCTTATCTACAAACGCGGCAACTTCTGGGTATTTCTCACGGTTGTTGCGTTTTTTTTCGTCGACGTCTGTCACGGCTAACCTATTGTTTTCATTGAAGAACACTAGAAGTGGTATAACGTCGAGTTCAACTTCGTAGAAGAAGTCTGTCTCGTTCTAGTCAAACGCCCCACCTGCGGTGGGGGCGTTTCAAACTCAACGCCTTGACGTTATACCATCCTCGGCCTCATACGTCAATAGTTGTGTTAAAGACACCTAAAGATATTTACATTTCTCTTTTTGCGTATTAAATTCTATACATATACAGACCGTTAGGAGAAATTTATGCCAAGAAATGTTCGCGTTAGTGACGCGGATTTGTCTTGGCTCCAAGAGAACCACAGAAATACAAATTACTCAGAGATGGCACGCCGTATTGGTTGTTGCGTCGACACACTGAAGCGTATCCTCGTCAGAGAAGGACTTCAAGAATTTGATGGAGCTAAGTACCAAGTTCGCCGAGACTTTGAGGAAATAAAGTGGTCACGTCCCTGCATGTCGTGCGGTGACACAAAGAAACGTCCGAAAAATTGGTTCTTCTGTAAGCCGTGTCGGAAAGATATGGGGTATGAAGATTGAACGGTAGAGGAATGAAAGCAAAGGGCGACAAGTACGAACGTGAACTTGCCGCATACATCAACGAACAAACAGGTCTGCAAAGTTTCCGCGCACCCTTATCGGGTGGCGGACACGTCAACATGGTTGGAGGCGCAGACTTACTGGGTACACCAGACTTATTTGTAGAGGCCAAGAGAGTGGAGCGTCTGAACTTTCACGATGCCTTACGCCAAGCAGAAACCAATATTGATAAAACAAGATCAGACAGCAGTGCGCTAGTCATCAATCGCAAGTCGCGCATGAAGACTGGTGAAAGTCTGTGCCTGATCAGACTGGACGACTTCCTCAAGTATTATCTGGCATATTTACAAAGAGAAGGACTAACCCAGAAGTAGGAGATAACCATGGCGGCAAAAAAGAAAAAGCGTTGTAGTGTAAGTCTGTCTGTCGGACGTGGCGAGAAGAAGCCTGCATCAAAAGGCGCGGGTCTTACAGCCAAGGGGAGAGCCAAGTACAACAAAGCATGTGGTTCAAAGCTCAAAGCACCTCAACCTTCTGGTGGTAAACGTCGTACATCTTATTGTTCTCGGTCAGCAGGACAGATGAAGATGCACAATATCTCATGTAGCAAGACGCCGAAGAAGCGCATCTGCGCGGCGCGTAGAAGGTGGAAGTGTTAATGCACATACAGAACTGGTTCCAAGTCCCAGCATTTAACGAAGACGAGTGTGATCAAATCCAAGCATTGTGTGATCAGGTCTCTGTCGATGACGCGTCTGTCATTGGTGGCCGACGCTTCGTATCCAAACTCCAAAGAAACTGTAAGGCTGGTTGGATCAGATCAGATGGGCCGAACGATTGGCTATATAAGAAGGTCGACCGTCTGTTCAATGACGTAAACAATCGCACTCTTGGCTTTAACCTCGATGGTGAACTCGAAACACTACAGTATCTTGAGTATGGCTTCGGTCAATTCTATGGCACTCACGTTGACAATGGTGCAGACCAAGTCGAGAGACGTAAACTTACAATGGTAATCCAACTATCAAGTCCACGTTCATATACTGGTGGCAGACTGCGTGTCTACGGACAGACGAAACTTCGTCATGCTCCCCGTGAACGGGGGCATGCCGCGATCTTCCCCTCACACTTACCTCATAGGGCAAACCCAGTATGGACAGGCAAACGGAAAGTATTAGTAGCGTGGAAACGTGGGAAGAAGCCTCTGTCTTAATAGCACAAGAGATACAACTTTGGTCTGAGACTGTTCTAGAGAAGGCTTCGCCCCTCTTCGGGGGCTTGCCTCCATGCCCATACGCACGACAAGCATGGTTACGCAACGTCGTGATGATCCACGTCACCCCAGACATCGACGCTGTCCTAGAAGTCAAAGCATTCCACCCACCCACAGACGATCTAATCCACCTCATGGCTTGGACTGAGTACGATGAGATGACACCTGCTGAGTTCAACGCTTGGATCGAGTATCAAAACAAAAATCATTTCGGCGTCTGGATCATGGGGTTTCACCCGGACAGCCCGGAAGACCCACTCACTCCTGAGTTCGAAGGTCTCGGTGCGGACGACTACGCTATCATTCTTGTGCAATCATACACTCACTTGATCGAAGCATCCGAAAGATTGCGACAAACAAAATACTACGCAAACTTTCCAGACGCAGACATGAAGTACATTGAACAACGCAAGGAGACATATGATGCGTGGAATGAAAAAGTCGATGCGAAAGCCCAAGCCAGCCGCGAAGAGGAAGCCCTCCAGCGCAGGATCGAAGGTGAAGAAGCGGAACACTAGGAGGTAATGTGGTATGCGTAGAAACAGAGGAAAAATCTTTGGCACACAGGGGCCAACAATGGGCAAGCAAGTGCTACGCGCACAGAACCCATACCGTGCGATGTCGAATATGCCGACGCAGTTTGGAAGAACCGCAAAGAAATCATCATCACCTATCTTTGGGCAACGTAGTCGAACCATTCGGAGGCGGTAATGAAATCCTCAAAGGTAAAGTCAATCGCAAGAAAGACACAGACGGGCAACATGCAACACGCTGTATGCCCCTGTGTTTTACGGGGTAACAATGGCAAGCAAGTCAAAGAAGAAGCCCGCAAAGCGTGACGCCTGCTACACGAAAGTGAAGGCAAGATACACTCGCAACGGTGGCACATGGCCATCAGCGTATGCGTCTGGCGCACTCGTAAAATGCAGAAAAGTCGGCGCGAAAAACTGGGGTAACAAGAGTAAAAAGAAATGAGCTTACGCAAGTGGTTTAATCAGAATGACGGAAAGGGATGGATTGACTGCAAGACGGGCAAACCTTGTGGTCGATCCTCCCGCACTGATAGCAAGCGTCCGTACCCTGCGTGCCGCCCAACCAAGTCTGCGTGCAATTCGTCTGCAAAGAAAAAGACAAGCAAGAAGCGCATCAGTTGGAAGAAGAAAAAAGCATGAGCTTTTCAGACAAACTAGGCCACAAAACAAACCTATCGAACGGTATCATTGAAGCCGCCGCCGCCCTTGGCGTCGACCCAGTAGACCTTGCTACCATCATATCATATGAAACCGCAGGTACATTCGACCCACAACAGAAGGGGCCGAAGACCAAGTGGGGTCAACACGCAGGCTTCATACAGTTTGGCGAACCCCAACAGAAAGAGAACGGCGCAGACTTATCAACATACGACACGGCAATGTCGAGCCAGCTTGGGGCTGGCGGTGCAATCGTAAACTATTTCAAGCGCAATGGCTTCAAGAATGGTATGGGTTTGCTAGACATGTACTCCATCGTCAACACCGGGGGGCCGGGAAACTATGACGCTACAGACGCCGCGTCTGGTGGCGCACCGGGAACCGTCCGGGAAAAAGTAGACGGCCAGATGGACGGACACCGAGCCAAGGCTATCGCCTTACTCGGCAATGACAAGACGCCAACAATCCCTCTCGGCAATCCACACTTCAACAATGGCTTTGGATCAGCAGTCCTTACAGCACAAGCTCCAGACAACACATCGAACTCCACAGTCTCTGTCTCTGACGAAGCAAATGACGAGCCAGACAGCGCGAATACAGACGTCTCAACGGCTATGAAGGAAGAAAGTAGCGAAGACACAGACGACAATGCAGTCAGTTCTTACAGCGCATACATGATGCAGAACAATCCATACCAAGACAGCCGACGCGTTCTCGTAAACACTCCAGAGTTACAGCAGAAGTCAGTCGCAGACGAAAGACAATCGTCTTCTTTCCAATCCATC